ACAGGGCTTTAATGTTAATAGTGCTGCAAACTTTAGCGACTTAGCGGCAGACGCTCCACAATCCCGATATGTGACGGTAGTGCGTGATTTTGTGGTTTCTGGCTATGTAAACGATTCCACAATAAGACCTAATCGAGTGCAATGGTCTGCTTTGGGTGATGAGTCTAGTTGGGCTAATTCAGCCACGACACAGGCTGATTTTCAAGATATTCCTGACGGTGGCGCAGTAGTTGGCTTAACTGGCGGTGAGTTTGGCTTAGTATTTATGGATCGTTCTATCCATCGTATGTCGTATGTTGGCAGTCCTTTAGTATTCCAGTTTGACAATATCAGTCGCAATCAAGGCTGTTATGAGGCTAATTCCATCATTCAGTACGGTGGCACATCGTTCTTCCTGTCGGATAACGGCTTCTATGCTTGTGATGGTCAGCAAATTATTCCTATTGGGAACGAGAAAGTAAACCGCTACTTCTTTGATGATGTAGATGAGGGCTTGTTGCCTTTAATGTCTGCGGCTATTGACCCAGTACGCAAGCTCGTTATTTGGGCTTATGCTTCTACATCGTCTGCCACGGTAGACAAGTTATTGATTTTTAACTACGATATTGGCAAGTGGACTAGCGGCACAACCACAGCCAGCCGTGTAGCTACATCATCTACACCTTCATTCACATTAGAAGGTTTGGATGTATTTGGTGATTTAGAGGATATACAAACTAGCTTTGATAGCCGTATTTGGCTTGGCGGCAAGATGCAGTTTGCTGGGGTTAAAGACACAAAAGTCATTACATTCTCAGGCGCAAACAATACAGCCTACATAGAAACAGGCGATATTGAGATTCCAGGCGCAACATCAGCAATAACGATGGCTAAACCAATTGTAGATAATGGCTCTGCTAATGTGGCTTTGGTATCTCGCAGACTGCTAAATGAGTCAGTCGTATTCGGCTCTCAGTCAGTCGCAGACGCAGAAAACCGTGTAAGTATTCGTGGCGTAGGGCGCTACCATCGTCTACAATTAACACCTACAGGGCTGTGGAAAACCGCAGTCGGAATGGATATTGATTTGAATGGTTTAGGGACTCGATAATGTTTAGACGATTAGCTCCGTTTGGTGGAGATCAGCGTGCAGTCGCTGAAATCGTCAATGGCATTATGGATGGCAAAACAAACAATACTGGCACTATTACACTTAACTCTGGTAGCACATCCACAACACTTACAGACGCAAGAATTGGTGCTGAATCAGTCATTATTATGACTCCAATGACATCTAATGCAGCAAAAGAGTTTGGTACTTGTTATGTATCCGCAAGAACAAATGGATCAGCAACGCTTACTCACCAAAACACAGGTCATTCAGACCTAGATTACACATATATTGTCGTAGGATAAAGGAAAATATTATGGCAGGCGGCCCAATCTCAGCAATTCAACCAGACATGATTGATAAATTTGGAAATCCAGCAGGCGGCGGTCTAAGAGATAGCCAAGGAAATCTAGTGGAGGGTTTTATTCCTCCTATTGGCCCTGCTGGACAAGCATTGGTTGATTACATAAATCCACAAACAGGCCAAAGAGTAACTGCGCCTAGCGGTGGATATACGCCTGCGCCTGGATTTGTCTTGGCAAGTGAGGCACAGCGTAACCAACCAGCACAAGCGCCACGCTTTTTGCCTAGTGAGCCAATTACACCTGGCGCACCAGCAGCAAACGCATCCCAAATTGACGCATCAATTCGCCCATTCCTTACAGAAGGACTGCGCCAAGCACAGGAAGTGTTCCTGCGCCAACAGCCACAGATGTTCCAAGGGCAAACTTATGTAAGCCCTTCCGAGCAAACGCTTACTGCATTGCAAACTCAAGAAAATATTGCAAGAGGTGCTGCGCCAACATTACAAGCCGCACAAGGCGCTTTCTTGCGTGGAATAACAGAGCAATCGGCTGCCGCACCCTTATATCAAAACATCTATGGCGCTGCTGGTTATCAGCCAGGCGCACAAACTTTTGAGCAAGCGGCTGCTGGTGGACTACAAAACATAGCAGGTCGGCAGTTGCAAGACATAGCTGGTGGATCAATGCTAAACAGCAACCCATATCAACAACAGATGATGCAGGCTGCTACTCGCCCATTAGAGCAACAGTTTGCCCAGCAAGTATTGCCAGGCATCTCTAGTCTTTATTCCAAATCAGGCCGTTTAGGCTCTGGCGCAATGGAACGAGCATTAGGAACGGCTACAGAAGGCTTTGGTCGTGCATTGGGTGATGTAACCTCTAACCTTGCTGGATCACAATTTCAAGCAGAGCGTGGGCTACAGCAACAGGCTTTGGGTCAGTTGGCTGGCGTTTCTGGACAAGATATACAGACTCGTCTATATGGCGCACAAGGATTACAAGGCGCACAACAAGCCGCACTCGCAACACAATTGCAAGCAGCAGGCGGTGTTGGCACAAGTCAATTCCAAGAGTTACAGCGCCAATTGTCGGCATCTGCCGCAGCCCCACAGATTTATGCTCAACAGTTCTTGCCATCGCAACAGCTTGCACAAATTGGTGGCGCAAGAGAGGCTATTGCAGCACAACCTCTACAAGAGGAAATGGCTCGATTTGCTTACGGTCAGCGTCTTCCGTACGAGCAGTTATCCGGCTATTTATCGTCTGTTTATGGATCGCCTTTGGGTTCGTTTGGAACTCCTGCTCCACAGCCACAGTTTACAAACTCAACTGTAGGCGCATTAGGTGGTGCATTAGGTGGTGGTATTGGCGGCTACGCATTAGGCAGTATGTTGCCATCTAGTTTCTTAGGTGGTTATGGTGGCGCTGCTGGCGGTGCTTTAGGCGCAATTGGTGGTGGACTTCTAGGCGGCGGATTCTTCTGATGAATGTATTTCCTCTTAATGTTGCGTATCTTCACCAACATTGGGAGGAGGTAGCAAAATACCTAAACCCTGCTTTAGAGTTAAGCGGAGTAGAGGAGTTTACTTTAGGCCAAATGAAGGTCTACATTCTTAACGGTAGCTGGACTTTGTTTGTTGTTGTGGAAGAAGGCAAATTGTGCGGTGCGGTAGTTGTGGCATTTTCTAATTATCCAAACCATAGAGTTGCTTTTGTAACAGCAATTGGCGGTAAGTTTATTAGCAGTAAAGAAACTTTTGAGAAGTTTAAAGTTGCCCTAAAAAACATGGGCGCTACTAAAATACAGGGTGGCGCAAGAGAATCGGTAGCAAGATTGTGGAATCGACTAGGGTTTAAGAACAAACAAATATTAGTGGAATACAAACTATGAGATTTAATAACCGATTTTGCGCATTAATGGACATTCCAGACATGCCTGCTGGCGCTTTTGAGCATATTGGCGATAAGAAGATTAAGCCTCAAGGTGGCGGCAACCCGATAGCAGCAATTACAGACCCTATCTCTAAAGCTATTGGCACAGACGGAGGTGGCGGTGGAATATTAGGCGGTTTGGCAGATATTGACCCAGGCCCCGCTATTGGCAAATTAGGCGAATCAATAGATAAAAGTGTTACTCAGCCGATTGGTAAAGGATTGTCTGAGTTAGACAAATTCGTAGGTCGTGAGATACCTGGTGGATGGACAACAGTAGGGGCAGCCGCAGCAATTGTTGCGGCGCCTTATGTAGCGCCATATTTAAGCGCAGGCACAGCAGGCGCAGGAGCAGGCGGCTCTGTTGGCGGGATTAGTGCTGGTGGTGCTTTTGTACCAACCGCAGGTAGTGCAGCTAGTTTTACTGTGCCAGGTGTAGCGGCAGCAGGAGCAGGCGCAGCATCAGCAGGAATTGCCTCAGAAGCAGGTCAAGCAGCTTTCTTTGATGCTTTAGCAACAGGCGCTACTAGCGCAGAAGCAGTAAGCGCAGGATTAGCAGCAGAATCATTGGTTGCCCCAGCAGCGTTAATGGGGCCGACATACGGTGAGCTTGGTGTTACTGGCTTATCTGAGGGTCTTATGGGGCCGACTTATGGTGAACTAGGCGTTACAGGGTTAGAAGCAGGAAGCCTTGCTAGTGGCGGCGCTCCTGTGTTTGATTTTTCCCAAGAAGTAATCCTTAGCCCAGAAGGTAACTATATCCCTGCTAATACCTTACCTAGCGAAATTGCAGGATTAGATGCTCAGATTAGCGCAGCCGGAAAAGAAGCATTAGCAAAATACGGTGGGCCAACTACAGCACAAAAAGCAATGCGTGGACTTAGTGCGGCTAGGGGTTTATTAGCACAACAGCCTCAACCGCAACCTCGCCAACAAATGCAAGTAGGTGGCTATGCAACAAATCCATCTGGCGCAGTAGATTACTCAGGCTTGCTTAATTTGTTAAGCCCTCGTATGGCACGACGCAACCCAAATTCTTTATTAGGATAAATTATGGCAATTGATCTATCAGCATTATTTGGCGCAGCGCCAGACTACTCTAGTATGCTTAGTCCTGAGCAACAACAGCAGATGGGCAAACAAGCAAACCAACAGGCTTTGCTAGGCAGTTTAGTTGCATTGCTAGGCGCATCAGGCCCACAATCTAGACCAGTAGGCACAGGTCAGGCA